ATGATCATTCGTGCGATGTCTTTCAAGATCGCAGAGGCAAGGCTGCTGAAGCTCAGCTTGCCGGTGGTCGATAGCTCGATCAGTGCGTCTTCCAATCCTTGGAACGCGGTCTGACCAACCCGCTGCATGATCAGGAAGTCATCGCTGGCAGTCTTGGTGGTCGAGGTGACATCGACAATCCCTGCCTGGATACGCTTGACGTTAGCTACGTACTCATCAATCGTCAGCTGGCCGGCAGACATGTCCGTCTGCAGCTGTACGAGCTCACGGCGGTAGGCAGCTGCAGGATCAGCGATGTCCTTGTACGCCTGCAGTCGCTTCATTAGCGACTGGTACTCAGCCTCGGCGGCTGCGTCAGCCGCGTCCTGGCGAACGAGGTCCTGCATCGCACGCTGCGACATGAAGTCCTTCTGCGCCTGGATGTCCTTCAGGTAGTCCAGGTACGCACCGTCGGCATCACCCGCCAGCTTCGACTTCTGTTTGGTGCCCTTCTTGTCCTTCTTGTCGTTGGAGCCCGGTGTGACGCTCGCTGTGGTTGCGCCTTGAACAGCACCGCTATCCCACGACCACATTGCTGTCGTGCGGCTGTTCGCTACCTTCCAGATTTCTTCAACATCTGCCTTCAGGTTGCGGAACGGCTCTGTCGAACGGCTTTCCATTGAGGCAAACAACGCACCGAGAGACTTGCCGGCTGTTGTGATCGCGGCATCAAGCTGAATGAAGATGTTGAACAGCCCACGGATCGGAACCATCAACAGTTGGGCGCCGACACGTACCGAGTCGAACGCGACCTTTACCAAGCCGCCGTTCTTGTACGAATCGACCATCGCATCGATCAAGCCGGTGAACGCCGGAACCACTTCAGCAACGAGCTTCGATGCAAACGAATCAACGACGAAAGCAAGATCGTTCTGAGCGCTTTCGAAGTCGCTTGCTGCCTTCGACCCTTCCGTCGAGATGCCGATAGATGCTGCGGTGAAGGAATTCAATCGCTCTTGCGCAGTAGCTGCAGCCGTGATCGAGACAATCGTTTCCCGGTAGCTCTTGCCGAGCACCAGCTGAAGCGCAGCCATCTCATCAACGGAAACTTTGCCGTCCTTCAGCTTGTCTCCGTACTCTTGGGCGAGACGTGCAGCTACTTCGACAGGTGTGTTTGCTTCCTTCGTGTTGATCCCGAGTGACTTCAACGCCTCCGCTGCTGCCTTGCCTTCCTCATCGCTCTTGCTCAGTGCGTTCGCAACCTTCTGGATGCCGGCGTAGTACGTGTCAATCGAAGTGCCGGAAGCCTCCATCGTCTGCTTCAGCAAAGCCGCTTGGGTCGCAGATAGGCCGTACTTCTCTGCAAGGTCGCCGAGGTCATCCAGTGGTCCAGCGAATCGGATAGCCGCCATGATTCCCGCTGCTCCTGCCAGGGCTACCAATGCAGCCGCACCGCCGATAGCAGTCAGACGGACTGAAGTGAGAGCGGATTGCAGGTTGTTGACGTAGCCGGTTACCTGACCGACAAGCGGTCCCGCGCTGGAAAGGTTGGTGAACGCATTCCCCATCGCACTGACCTGTTGCTGCGTCGTCTGCGATGTCTGACCCAGCTGCTGCACTCGTGCGTTTGCTTGCTGAACCTGTTGTGTATTCGCCTGGAAGATTAGTTTGAGAATGTCCATTGATGGCCCTGGAAGTGTTTTGTTTTATTTATCCCGGGTTATTCGCACTACGAATCAGATAGCTGGTATGTCTTCGAAATGAAGATTGAGTCCATCGAAGTCAGCGTCTCGACTTCCCAAGCGGTTAGGTTTGCGCCCGTCAGCAAGTCAAACGCCTGAATCTCAGTGAACGTGATTGGCTGCGGACCGTTCATTCCGTAGCTGCGCCTGGTTGATAGCTGGTTGAACGTGTTAACCAGCGTCTCTGTCCCTCGCTCAAGCTTGACCGGCAGTAGCTCGATGCACCGCTCCTCGATGTACTGCTTGCTCTTTCCTGCAAGCACCATCTGCTTCTTCAAGCTCTCTAAGCCCTGACGGCGAGAGACGCCTTGCTTGTTCGGTGTATCCATCCGAACTGCTGTGCGGACATAAAGCTCAAGCTGCTGGCGTGCCTTTGCGAAAGAAGTTGGTACGTTGTGAGACGAACCCCTCCACCTGTTGACGAATGAAGGTAAGTTCAGGCATCGACATCAGTTCAATCGCCTTGGCACTGCTGTAGGGCAGGGACGAGTCACCATCATCGATACCGCTCCATCCAACAATGCAAGCTGCGGCAAGCTCTGCGCCTTGCTTGTCAAGCGCTTCAACATCCGGTTTGTCTTGTTGACCGAGCATCGAGCCGGCCATTCGCTTCGCTACATCGCGGAACTGCTTGCTGTCTTGGCCGACCAGCTTTAGGACGATCCCTGTTGCCGTTCCATCTGGGAACGTGATTGGAAGATCGGCGGCAGTAGGGAAAAGGTTCTGTAGTTGCATGTTTGTTAACTCCAATAAGAAAAGGCCCACGAGGGGCCTTTTATTTATCGAGGTTCATTTGCGCGGTTTAGACGCGCGTCAGCTTGATCGTGCTCGCTTCTGTCGCGTCGTAGATTGCAACGAACTCAAGCTCAACAACCAACGGTCCGTCACCACTGCCTTCGATCATTCCCTTGACGTACTTCACTTTAGGCAGCAAGTACGTGTGGCTGTTCGTGCCGTCTGTCAATGTGAACTCGATGCTGGAGTCCGTGTTGTTCTTGAACTTGTTGTAGGCAACAACGTCTTCGAACAGCGCAGTGACCGTTCCTGTTACTTCAACCTTGCCGGAGGTGATCGCACGAACACCGGATACGCCCAAGGTGTTTGATGCATTCAAGTTGTTCTTCAGATCGAAGCTGATAGCTGACATGTAGCCAACTGCCGAACCGCCTTCCTTGAACGTACCGCCTACGTGATAGAACTTTGGCTTCGCTGTGACTGCGGTTGGTGTTGTGTCGATTGAGGTGCCAGTAAATGCACTCTCTGTAGCGCCTACGATGTTGAACTTCGCAGAAACAAGACTGTCTGTCGTTACCTCTATCGACAACGAATCGAACGTGCAGCCGTTGAAAGTGTGGAACTGCGCTAAGTCAGTAAAACCCTCTTCGAATGCGAATGAACGCTGCGTGTTGCCAAGCTTCAGGACGTTGATTGCCCACGTCCCCTGGAAGACGGCTTCAAGGAAGGCGTCGTAGTTTGCTGCGCACAGAATCACTTCCATCTCAGCTTGCACTGACTCATTGCCACGACGTGCGTACGCAGTCTGGCGGTCGCTGCGGACAGAAGGGTCAACCAGCAACGGTGTATCTAACGAACCCTTGAAATCGACAAACTCGATCAATTGGGTTTGAGGGGTGACTGGCGTAGTACCGAATGCGGATTCAGCGATGAACGCTACTTGTTTGCGACTTCCTGTTGCTTGTGGCATGGCGATTCCTTGTTCTTATTGTTTGTTGGAACTTGTCGGGTATTTATGAATGCCGGTGCATCAGCGTATGCTGCTGTATGAAAGCATTACTGCTACTGCATACCAGCTGTTAATCGTGCGGCCGCCTTCAATCCAGCTTGAAGTGACGCGAAGCACGTCTCCGCTTACGGTCGTTTGCCATGTACGGGGGAATGCGGTGACGACGGACTCTGCTGCTGTCAACGACGCAGTGACACCGCTGCCGACTGGGTAGTACAGGTCAACCTGGAACAAGCCGATCAGTTCGTCTTTCCCTGTCACTCCAACTGTTAGCCGGTTAGGCCGCGCAGGGATCATCGTTGTCCGTGTGAACGGGGCATTCGCCACCGGCTTACCTGTGACGTTCTCTGTCGTGGTCGGCGGCAGTCCAGTGATCGCAGCTACAGCGGTATCTAACGCTTGGTGAATTTCTTGGTTTGTCATTTCTCGCTCCGCTGTTTCGCTACTTCCGCGATTTGTTCTTTTTCGAGCAACGTGGTCCTCAGCATCGCGCGTGGTGCCATCTTCTCGGTGCCGTACTCAACGTATGCCGCGTAGTCCTGCGTGTTCCAGATGTCGATGCTTTGCTGCTTCATGTCGAAGCCCCAGCCTTCCTGCAGATCACCACTGCGGACTGGTGTACGTGCACGAAGCCGTTCAAGGAACTCAATGCCGAATTCCTGCTTGAACTTGCGAAGGCGGGTATCCAAGTTGATGTTGAACTTGTCGATCTCTCCCTTCTTGCTCAGGTCATAGGTAGCCATCACTGCACCTCTAACCGGAACGCAATCGTTGTCGTTGAAGGCTTGTAGTCCTCAACTGCAAGCACCTGCCAAGTACCCTGTTTGGAAATGACGAAGTCGGATACTTGAGGTTCAAACCCGGATGCAGCCGTGACGTACAGGTTCTTCATTCCAATCTGCATAGGAGAAGGCGACGTTGCACCTTGTTCGACCTTTGCTTTGGACGGAGTCACTACCGCATTGCCAGAACCGATGACGGCTCCATTTCGCGTTATCTTGATTGGGAACCCTAGCGACTTGATTAACGCGGTTGCCTTCGCGTTTAATCCTGTGTAGTTGATCGACATCGTTCACTCCTTAGCGAGACATGAACGTGATCGACTGACGACCTTTCAAGATCGGCCACAGAAGAAGGTCGATCTTGCGAAACCCTTCGTATGTCGCTTGCTCTTGTTTGCCAGCTTTGTTGTAGGTGGTCGAAGTTGAGATGTCGCCGACTGAAACCTGCTCCTGGGCGATTGAGGCAGTCGTGTTGCCTTCAGGAAATAGGCCAGCGCCGTTCAGGTACATCAGAGCCAGTTCAGCCTGGGCGTTCTTCAGTTCAGCAGGGATCGCTTCTGCGATTCGTGTATTGCCGTTGCGGTCATAGAACGAGTACCGGGGCCACAGCAGCGACTGAACGCCTTCCTGGCGGCTTGAGGCGTACTTCGGTCCGTACAGAAGCTCAAGCGACTGGCAAGCAACGATCAACGCTTGCTCCTTCAACGTTGTGTCACCGGCCCAGTCTGTGTTTCCATAGGTTGAGTGGTACGCATCCGCGAACTCAACCGTGACGTATGAATTCGCTCCTGCCTGCTTGTTTCCGGTTTCTATGATCAAAGCCATTACTGAGCTTCCTTAACGAATGCGTGCAGTAGCTTTGCTTCCCAAGGTTCCATTTCCAGAATCTCGCCTGCCTTGCCGCTGTACTTGTTGTTGTTCACCTGACCACGAAACTTCTCGGTGATCACGTATTTCCGCTTGGTATTTATCTGCTGCTGAACGACAGCCGGTTGTGTTTTCTTCTTGTAGGCCATTGGTGTCCCCAAATGAAAAGAGCCTGGATTTCTCCAGGCTCTATTTACTGCTCAGCTAATCCGAGGATTAAGCTGCGTTGGCACCAACGCTCGATGCGGACAGAACCGTGTAAACAGCGTCTGTGTCGAGAATCTTGTACTGGAATACGCCGTGCCAGCCGATGTTTACGAAGCGGCCGAGCTTGTCGAACGGACCAGTCATCGTCATCGTTGGAGCCTTGCTTTCAGCAAGACCGAATGCACGAGCGCCGAAGAAGCTGGACTTGTAGGCATCAACCAGACCCGCACCAGTTTGGTCAGCAAAGCTGCACAGGTTGTTGCGCGTGATGCGGAATCCCTTGTACATGCCGACTTCGTTCTTCAGAACTTGGACAGCATCAGCGTACTTTGCTACGTCAATCCAGCCAGACTCTGCACGCAGGTCATGGATAACGTCGTCGTGCATCACTGCTGCGTACATCCCGTCAGCAAGAGTCGGAACGCTTGCACGTGCCAGCTTGTTGTAGATGCTGTTCAGTACAACGCCTGACATGATGTTGCCAGCTGCCAGAGTTGCTTCTGTTGCGCCTGCTACGACGATTGCGTTTGCCGAAGCTTCCAGAGCCAGCGTAGCTAGCTTGTTTTTCGTCATAGCCATCGAGCGGCCTACCAGCTCAGGGATCGACAGATCGATCTTTCCGCCGGACTGCAGCGATGCTAGTTCTGTACGCGTGATCGCCTGACCGTATTCAGCTGGTGTGAAAAGGATCTGGGTATCTGCGACAGCTTCAGACGTAACGTCGTCAACTTCGGTCAACGGAGTCGTTGCCAAAGGCAAACGTGCGTACTTGGTGATTTGAATCGACTTTGCGTTGAGGTCTTGCTTCCATGCAGCAAATTGATCCATCGTTGAATCTTCGCCGACGGTGATAAGGAATTGCTGTTCGAACGCTAAAACGATGCTGTCATCGATTTGCGTTGTACCAGTCATGTTTGTTGTAAATGGCATTTGGAAACTCCGTTTTTTGTTGTTTTTGTTGGAGAGGTAAAGCTATTTATGCTTTACCGTACTTCTTCAGTACCGCTTGGATTTCTGCTCCTGTCTTTGCTGCCTTAATCTCAGCTGCATAACCAGTTACTTTGTCTCCTTCGGATGAGCGTGCTGCAGGTGGAGCTGGTGGCTTCGCTTGTGCTTGTGATGCTGGTTTCGATGTCTGATCGAACAAGATCGAATCGCTTGTTTTCAGTGCTTTAACGACTGCTGCAATCGACTGAACATCGACTGAGCCATCAGCACCGAACTTGACTGCGTTTCGGTCTACCAACTTCAATGCTGTATCCACAGCTTTTGCGCCGCTATCGCTTAGTGCTTGACGGAGAACTCCGTCAATAGCGGTATTGCGAATCTTTAGCTCAAGCCCGTCTGCTCGGGCTTTCTCGGCTTCGTATTGCGCCAGTACCTTCTTAACATCGGCATCCGCCTTGCTCTTTTGGTACTTCTCGCCTTTACGGGCCTTCTCTACAATTTCATTCTGCTTAGCCAGTTGTGCAGTTAGTTCGGCAATCTTTGCCTCTACGTCACTGACATTTGGTTCTGCTTGATCTTGTTGCGTGTCATCCGACACTGCGGTTTCAACAACCGTTTCGTTTTCAGTAGCCATCCAGCTAACTCCTTGTTCCCCAATCCAGGGGTGATGGAGTTATTTATGGAAACGAAATCAAGGCGGGAACGAAAAAGGCTCCCGAAGGAGCCTTTGCTTAGTTCTGCTGTTGCGGTGGACCGTCTTGTTCCGCAGGTTGCTCGTCTTCTTGCGGCTGTTGTTCCTGCTGTACTGGAGACATCGCCTGCATCAGCTTTGCTTTCGCAAGCTGGAACTCAGTGATCTCCAACCACTTCTGCAGTGCTTCTTCTTTGGTCAGACCTTGCACCTCAATGAAGTAGTCAATCTCAGTAGCGCGGTGTGCATCGATCTTCAGCGACCACACTTCTTCATTCGCCTTCTGATCGACAGGCAAGTTCGGCTTGGAGAACACGGCGAACAGCTGCGCGTCGGTCGGCAGCGCAACGGGAGCGACGACGCTCAGCACGCGGTACAGCCGCTTGAACCCGGCTTCGAACATCCGAGAGCGTGTCTGGCGTAGCTCGAGGTTCGGCACTTCCTCGACAACGACTTGGAAGCCGCTGCTGGCCGATGCTTCGCCATCAGCGCGGACACGGACCGACCAGTCAGAAGCTGCCTGCTTGACCCAGCCCTGAACGACCTCGTCCATCGGCTTGATGTCGATCACCGGCGCCTTGTACTCAACGAACGGCGCTTCAACCCCTGCGCTGTTCAGCGTGACCGCTACGTCTGGCCCGGCTGTGATTGACGGTGTGCGGGAGACGGCACGGGGCAGGACAGAGCCGACTACCTCAACAACCTCAAGCTGCTCATCGCTGTGGCCGTCCAAGCCGCAGTTGGTGAATAGAGTAGGGCGCTTGACCCATGACAGAGCGAATTCGCTGTCTGTCATGTGAAGGTTGTACATCTCGTTGACGTTGACGAGGTCGCGTGGTGCTTCGACCCAGAACC